TTGTAGCAGCCACCGCCCGCCGAGCACTCAGGTCGCGGAGTGCTTGTAGGACGAGAGCGCTGCGGTGTCGTCGCACCGCCCGTCGAACCGGGCGAAGCCGAAGAACGCGACGATCCCGTTCTCGATGTACCGCTCGGCGGCGCGCACGATCAGCGGGTTCGCCACGGTGCGCAGCACGTAGCCCGCCTGCAGGTCGCCGAAGATGATCGACTTGGCGTTCGCGGCCGGGACCGGCAGCGAGTTGTCGACCACGTAGGGCCGGCCGTTGATGAGGCTCGGCGTGCCGGCCTGCAGTGACGGCTCCCAGAGCGGGCGGCCCTGGTTGTCCTTGAGCTTGCGAATCATCGCGATGGACTTGTCGTTCAGCGCGAACTTCGCCTTGGGGCGGTAAGCCGGGTCGACCGAGTGCTCGAGGTCGACCAGGTTGTCGTAGGTGACGCTGAGAGTCTGACCGACGGCGCCGGTCACTCCGATCGGCGCACCGACCGCGAGGCCCTGCGGCTGCCCCGAGCCCGTGCCGATCGCGATGTGGTCGGCCAGGCCACGGCCGAACATCATGCCGAGCTGGCGGGAGATGATCGCCTCGACGTCGAATGCGAGGTCCTGCAGCGACTCGAGCGACGCGGCACCGGCCGCGCGGTACGTGTACGCACCGAGCGAGCGACTGCCGAACGTGAAGTCGGTCAGGGTGGTGGTGCCACCCTCACCGATGATCGTCGCCTTGTTCGCGGTGCCGTCGAGGGTCGGCCACGGCAGCGATGCGCCGGTGCCGGTCGTGACGAGGTTGACCTCGCCGGCCAGACCGCCGAAGGCCTTCATCGTCTCCGCGATGCGCTCCCAGAACTCGGGCGCGACGGCGTACCCGCCGAGGTTGAGGGTCCCGGACATCTGCGCCCGCGACTCCTGGCTGATGCGCTCCAGCAGCTGCCGAGCCTCGGTGTCGAGGTTCTGCGCACCGCCGCGCAGGTATGCCTCGAACGCGCTGCGGTGGGTGACCTCCGCACCCTCGGCCCGCTCCGCAGCCGACGGCTCCACGAACCCGGCCGACCGGCGGGCGAAGTTCTCGTGCCGGCGGATGTCGCCTTCGAGCTCCTCGAGGTCCCGCTCGATGCGGTCCCACTGCTCCCGCTCCTCGGCGGTCAGAGCCCGGTCCTCGGTCTCCGCGCGCTGGGAGAGAGCCTGCATCTCGCCCCACGCGTTCGCGCGCTTGGCGATCAGATGGTTGATGGCACTCATGTTGCTTTCCTTCCAAGGGATGACCACACCGGACGGCGTGGCAACTGACCCCGCGCGCTGGCGGGAGTTGGTGGAGCGGCGGCTACTTGCCGTAGCGCTGCTGCAGTGCGGCGAATCGCTTGAGCCGCAGGTCATCTGCCCGGCCGAGGGCGGCGGGCTTCGGGTCGGCCGTGAGCGCGGCGTGCCGTGCACGGATGGCCTCGCATGCGGACCGCAGGCCGGCGGAGGTCTGGCCGAACGCGGGGAAGGTGACGGCGCTGACTTCGATCAGGGTGAGCGCGAGGATCCGGCGTAGCTCGGCACGGATGTCGTTGCCGTTGTCGTCGGTCCCGACCGTGATCCACTGCCAGTCGTCGTCCTCGACGTAGAACCCGAACGACATCCCCACGACCGTCTGGTCGTCGAGGTTCGCGACCAGGTCCGCGACGTAGGACTTGGCCGTGTTCAGCCCGGACAGCACGTCGAGCGCGGTCGAGGTGTTCGTCAGGGTGAGGGTGTCGGCGCGGGTCCGCGAGATCGGGAAGTCCGAGTTGTGGTTCCACAGGAACGCGACGTCGGAGTCCTCCGCGTCGAGCTGGTCGCCGAGCGCGCCCGGGTCGATCTCCTCGTACCAGCCCCACGGCGAGCGGCCGATGAATGTCCGCTGGTTGTAGACGATCGCCTGGCCGACGAACTCGGCACCGTCGGTACTGTCGGCCGCTCGGGCTTCGGACCGCGCGGCGCGGGACAGGGAGCCGCCGCAGCGGTACTCCAGCACTGGGGCGGTCACTGGCCCTCCTTCGGGTTGCCACTCGGGTTGATCGGGAAGCCGGCATCGGCCAGGAGCTGCCGCGCCTCCTCTGACGTGAGGACGACATCGACGCCGAGGTAGACCTTCTGGACGATCTCGGCGAGCGCACGAGCGCGTGCGGCCGGATCGCTGCCGTCGGGTGCGACGCCCATCGGCGTGAGGTTGACGGGCTGGAGGTAGATGTCGCCGCCGGGGATGGGCGGCAGGTACTCCCGCGCGCGGACCTCGTCGGCGTTGAACGCGCCGATCTCACGCATGAGCCGGTAGAACGCTCCGCGTGCCTGGGTGTCGCCTCGGGTGAGCTGCGACGTGTCGTACCGCGCCCGCTGACCATCGGGCAGCAGGTCCATCGTGCAGCGGTCCTCGAAAGGCTTGAGCCACGTGGGGACGAGGTCGAAGGTGTTGAACCCGGTTGCCTGCTGCTCGAGGCCTGTCCCCCAGGACGTTGAGCCCTGGGTGTGCATGAGCAGGAACGGCGGGACGCCGTACCAGCGGGCGACTTCCTCGACCTGGAACGACCTGGTCTGGAGGAACTGCGCATCTTCGTTGGGGATCGACAGCTTCTCGAACTTGACCGCGCCTTCGAGCACCATCACGTCGTAGGCGTTCGCGACGCCGGCAGAGGACCGCCAGCGGCGCTTGAGCTTCGAGATGTCGGTGTCGGAGAGTGGCTTCTCCTGGTCGACGGTGATGAAGCCCTGCGCCTGCGCGCCTGACCCGAAGAACCGTGAGCCGTGCTCCTCGGCGGCCTTCGTGAGACCGAGCGACTCGAACGCGGCCTGCCGGATCGGCGAGATTCCCTTGATCCCGTCGAGAGTGAAGCCCCACGAGTGGAAGACGTCGTAGTCCGTCAGGATGTCCGACTGCGAGCCGTTCTCCAGCGTCAGCCGGTATGCGCGACCGGACGGGAATTCGTTGTCGCCCGGGTACCACCAGACGGTGACCTGATTCGGGTGCACCGGGGTGAGGCGGATGATCTTGCCGCTGCGGTCGCGGACCTTGAGCGCGTAGCAGTTGCCGTACAAGGCGCGGTGGGCGAAGAGGATCCGGCGCCAGTCGGACGGCGTGTAGGCCGGGTGCGGCGCTTCGAGGATCGAGTCGTGGAAGGCGAAGTTGTCGTCGATCGCGTGGAACGGCAGCGACGCGGCCAGGTTCGAGATCAGGTTGACGCTGCGCCACACCGTCGACAGCGTCAGCGCGGTCGTCTCGGACATCGACGTGCCGGCGCGGGTCTGAGCGCCGACGCCGAACAGACCGTCGACCAGGCTCGACGTGATGGGGATGCTCGGATTGTTGAGCGCTGCCTGGACCGAGACCGCGGCCCGCTTGACCAGTGTCACGCCGTCGGCTCCGCACCAGGCTCAGCCACCGTCTCGGCGTCTTCCTCAGTTGGGGTCTCACCGCGTGGAACGAACTGCGCTGCCACGACCAGGAGCAGGCCCGCGACGATCACGGCGACCGGGATCGACCAGAGCGCGAGCCCGATGACGAGCACGAGACCGCCTGTCGTCTCGACGATCTCGGGGAGTGCACGCCGCACGTCGGCCTCCCTTCGGTCAGTGGACGCGGAGCTCGCGCGGGACGGGTAGCCGCAGCCCGGCGGCGATCGCACCGGTCATCGCGATGAGGGGGCTGGCGTCGACCTTGCTGGTCTCCATCGGGGCCTTGCGGTCCCACACCCAGCTCGTGCCGATCTCGCGGGTGGCCTGCGCGGTGAGCGCGATCGTCACGGGCCCGTCGTTGGTGTGCAGTACCCGTGGCGGGTCACTGGCCAGGAGGTCGACGACCGTGCCGCACGCACTGGCGAGGTCGCCCGCTCCCCAGAGGGTGAGCCGCTTGGACAGCAGGTCGTTAACGGCCTCGAGGTCGTCGTGGAGCGACTGCCCCGGGCTCATCCGCTGCATGATGACCTGCTGCAGGTTGAGGTTGTCCATCTCGACCCGCAGGAAGTCCCCGACCCACTCGGACCCGTCGGCGTAGGCGACGAGCTGCGCGAGCACCCGTCCGTCGTCCCCGCGCTGCGCGAACGCGATCGCGGTCTTCGTGCGGTCCCACGACATGTCGACGAACGCCGCGGTGGTGACGCCATCGACGAGCACCTCGTCCGGCGACTCCGTAGCGGTCCACGACTCGGCAGTGATCTTGAGGTCCGTGGACACCGGCGGCGGGTCGATCCACCATCCGAGTCGCTCCATGCCGAACTTCGCGGGCGCCAGGAGGCGCCGTTCGCCTTGGATAGCGTCGAGCGTCATCCGGCCGGACGTCATCGCGAAGTTGGCCTGCACGTACAGGGCCGGGTCGTCCATCGCGCACCCGCGCGTGCCGACCACGTGCATGCACCGCGGGGAGCGGCATTCACGCTGCTCGGCGGCGGCCTCGACGTAGGCGAGACGCCCGGGGTCGGCTTCACCGTCCGCGGCCTTGCGCGCTACGTCACGCAGTCCGCGCAGCAGGTCTGCTTCCGGGCTGTCGTCCCCCTGCGACGAGAGGAACCGCATCTGCGTGTGCGGCTTCGCTGACAGCGTCGGGATCAGCGCCGCGGCGCTGGTCTGCGGCAGGATCAGCGCCTCGTCCCATGTGAGGACGTTGCCGGAGACGCCACGGCCGCCGGACTTGGACCGGGCACGGAATCGCGCTTCGGCGCCCTTCCGCGTGGTCCACCCGAAGTTGCCCGCTGACTTGCGGATGCGGCCCTTGAGCAGTGAGGACAGTTCGCGGTAACCCTCGATCGTCGCGACCATCCACCCGAAGGTCGCCCGGGTCGTGTCGAACAGGTGCGCGGTCCAGGTGTGGCACTCGACGTTGAACAGGAAGCAGTCGGCCAGGAGGAACACCTGGCCGGCACCCGTCTTGCCGTTCTGACGAGGCTCGATCAAGCAGACCTGCGACGCCGCCCACGTGCCGTCCTGCCATCCGTAGACGGCCTCGGCGTACTCCTTCTGGTGTTCGTCGAACTCGAACCCGATCGCGCGCGCGAAGTCGATGACCTCACTGGCGGCGGAGCTGGACCGCGGCGGTAG